AAATAGCCACGCCCAGTATAACCTCGACAACAACGCCTCGCCGTAAGGTTGGCGATAAGTTTCATTTCGCACAGTCAGAAAGAATTTTAGTGTCTGATCTACGTCTTCGCCCATTGGGTTAAGTACCGAGCGATAAATGAGGCGACCGTCATTTTTTGGCTCGAACCATTCAAACGGCTTTTCACTTACCGAGCCAATACAAACGCGCCCGTCATCGCGTTGAAAATAAACCGCCTCTTGTACGCTATAACCATACAAAACCGCGTTAAACGAGCCACGCAAAACCGATTGAAGTATTTTTTTAACCTCGCTCGCTAAAAACTTATTCTGCTTCGGCATTCCCTTTTCAAGTCGCCACGACGTGGCGACTAACGCCTCTCTGCGCGTTTCAATTGCCGCATAAACTTCATCATCGGATTCAAGTGCGCGTAATTCTTTTCGGTGGATGCCCAGCTTGCGGAGTGTTTCGTCCGTGTCCGCCATGCTAAACAATGGATTGATCAAGTAATCAATGGCTTGCTCTGTGTAAATCGATTTTGGTGTGGTGATGCTCATTTAATATGCTCTCTTGATGCCGACCTGGGGGAGTGATACAACTGATTTGCCGCGCAACCATTCGAGTGCTTGGCTTGTGCTGTCAACTTGATCATCATGTGCTGACAACGGGAAAGATAGGAGTTCGTGCTCGTAATCCGCAAGCCACGCCGCAACTTCTGGCAGGAACACTTGACCCGATTCAAGCATAGTTGAAACAGAATTGAGTCGCGTCACCTTGTCACCGACCGGATTTATTGCGATGACAGGCACGTTTGTTGAGCGCAGCTCTTGAATAAGGGATTGACCGCTTGCTTTGTCTTCGATTAACACGGCTTGCGGTCTGTATTGCTCAAATTTCGACTGCACGGCGCGTTTAACGGTTGGGTAGTCACCGCGAATAACAAAGGATTCGAGCAGATAATAAAACAAGCCTGCTTGTAGCCACGTCGTGCAAACGGACGGGTCGTTGATTTGTTTGTCTTTATACGCAGTATCCCATGACTGGATCACCCGTGTTTTTTCAACTGGCGCGACGCGGTACCGTTTAAACCATGCTGATTTAATAATTGAGCCTTCGCGGGGCGTTGGTTCTTGTTGATATTGACCGCTAAAATGATATGAATTCGCCGCTCGCATTCGGTTTAAATCATCAATCGAGTGTTTGAACTCCCACATTGGCGTTATGCCATCGTCGTTGATTGCTGGGATTTTAAGATGGTGCCATTTATCACCGCTGCCACCGCCAAGTAAAAAGCCGCTGAGGTCGTTGTGATGTAATCGTTGCATGATAATGATAATCGGCGTGTGAGGCGAATTACAGCGGCTCTCAACTGTTGATTGATAAAATTCTAAAACGCTCTCGCGCTGCAATGCGCTTTCTGCTTCGGAAGCCTTGTGCGGGTCGTCAAAAATAATGGCACCGCCGAACCCGTCGCGCATTTTTCCCGCGCCGTAACCCGTAATCGTGCCGTCAGAACCCGAGGCGTAAACAATTCCTCCGCCCGTTGTTCGCCATTCGTCTTTTGCTTTTGAATCGTTTGTTAGCTGCACATCACCAAAGAGTTCACGATACCCCGTGCTGTTTACCAGCGACCGCGCTAAATAGGAGTGTTTAGCTGCCACGCGCTTTGAATATGAAATATAAATGAATTCGCTGTCCGGATATAAGCCCAAACACCAGGGAATGAAACTCACTGCCGCCATCTCACTTTTAGAGTGACGCGGTGGAATATTGATAATTAGTCGCTTGATTTCGCCCGACACCACTTTCATTAGGGTATTTGCAATTTTTTTGTGATGCCAATTGACGTAAAATTTTCGCCCGTTGCGCTCGCTGCAATAGCGCGTAAACGCTAAGAAGTCGCTACCGATTGCAACACATTCATCGTTAGTCATTTATTGATAATACACGGTTAATTATTTCACCTCGCACGCTGTCGTGATTTAACTGTAGTGCGTTCGTATTGTTGAAAGTTGTCGGTGTGTTGTAATACGGTACAACGCCACTAACCACCATGCCCGTTTTTAGAGTCTCCATTGCCGCCTTGCAATCCATTGGCGTTGAACCCTCACCTAATGATCTAACCGCCATTTGCGACACTTTTAGGCTTGCTTTCGTGAAAAATTCAATGTGTTTTAATCTTTCGGCAACTTCTTTTGTCACAATGTCTTTTTGCGTTTGCTCAAGTGTGACAATTTCCGCGTCAATCCGCACCTTGTCTATAATCAGTTGTGACAAAATACCCTTTTGCCACGCATCTTTCTTTGACGCTCGCTCGACTGATTTGTAATTTATGCCTGTGGCTTCATCTATTTCTCGAAAGCTCTTGCCCGCTTCAAAAAGAGCCTTTGCTTGCGCCCATAATTCAGGCGTTGCTTTAGCCATTTTAAGCGTACTTACCTGTTTGCATTTGCCTTGCTAGTTCGTCAGCACGCCCATGAACTTGTTTAGCCCATTTACTGTTCAGCATATTACTAGCCGCTAATTCAAAGTCTCCAATACGCACAGCTTCAAGCGTTTGCTTAAACGCCAGCAATCCATTAACGCCCATGTTGTAAGCCATATTGATCAAAACCGTTTGACGCGGCTCATCTATTTTTTCGAGCCAGGGGATTTCTTTTAATAATTTATCTTCGACTTTAGCAAGCATTAAGTGGGCTAAATGATTTGAAATTAACACCGTGATACCGTTTGATTTAAACTCCTTAACTTCAAACGCTGATAAATTGAGCGGGTTTGCGTCTAAGTTATAGCCAACACCAATAGTCCAGTGATTTGCGGTGCATTTATAAGCGCGTAACTTTTCGCCTTCGTGACGCTTTAATTGTTCAAGTCTATTTGTCATTTATATCCCCAGTTCGTTCATTTTTTTCGCGTGTTTCGCTTTCGTGCATATCCATGCCCGTTTTTTCTTTGATAAAAAGCTCAATAAAATAAATCGCACGACTTCCCATGTGACCTGACATCCCGACGATTGCAGCGGTTAATGTTTCATCAATTCCCGCGCTGACACACAGAAAATAAGTAATTACGCCGACAAAACTGCTAATCACAATCTCACCAAGCAGCTCTTTGATTGAAAAATCGCGTGCCTTTCCCTCGCTTATTTTTTTGATGTATCCGACTGTGCCGCCCCAGGCACTGATCAGGAAAACCCACGTCGCGGTAAACCAGCTTGACGACGATAGATAATCAATCATTGTCCGCATCGCCACCTGACCACTTGCTTTTGGGTTTTTTGCCTGAGATTCGTCTGATCTGACAATTTGACAAGCCAAAAATACCCGTCAGCTCGTTAAGTGTTTTGCCGTTTTTTATTGCGGTAATGATTTGATGATTGCGTGCAGCGTGCAATTTTTTGTTTGAGGGTTTTGGAATATAGACGGCTTGCCCGCCCATGCTGAGCTGAATACTACGCACAATCTTATCGATAAGCGTTTGGTCTGATATGTGCAACTGAATTGCAATAGTGAGGTCTGCTATTAGTGACATTTTGTGCTGTTTTTTTTAAAATGTAACTTATTTTACACTTTCAGTGCTTACCAAGTAGATTTATTTTTAAACTTATGCGGCAAAAAAAAGCCCACGCTATTTAGTAACGTGGGCTTTTTAAGTGCTAAAAACTACTTTTCGTTGCGTCGTCGGTGCATTACGTCATATATCTGTGCGTTACCCGCTCGAATTTCTTGAATTTTGTTAAGTATTTCCGCCTGCTGGTTTGGCATTAGGTCTGCGAGTGCGTTGTATATCTCTTCGGGCATACTGTTGATGACGCGCTGCATTGCTGCTCCTTCTCTGTTGCCTGTGGCGACGTAATTAAAGTCAAACCCCAGCCTTTCAAGCCCTGTTACATAGCTTGCTTTCGGTTCCGTTGTGCCTGCCTCATACGCGATTTGTGTTTTGCGAGATACCCCCATTTCTTTGGCAATTTCGGCTTGTGTTTTTCCAACGCGCTCACGCTCAATTCTTATTCTTTCGCCTACCGGCATTAGTTCTTCTACTGTCAACGAGTTATCGATCCGCCGTTCATCGCGCAACATTTCGCCTTTGCCTGTGAGAAGCCAGTCAACGTTTATATCGTTAAAAGTGTTCGTTATTCCGATAATAACATCCGTAGATGGTTTGGTTTTGCCGCTCTCAATCTCTGAAAGCGTACTTTTTGCCACTCCAATCAATACTGAAAACTCTGTTTGATTCAAATACTTAGCAATTCTTACATCTTTAATTCTATTATTTATTTTCAGCATATCGAATTATTTCCTTGATTCGTTCGTAATTACGAACTAAACTGTGGCCACGTTATCT